GTTCTCCGGTCTTCGGATGCTTTGCCAGGAAGAACTTCGGATCGTGGCGCAGCAACATGGCGTTCTGCATCGCGGCCAGCCGGGTTTCCCCGCCATCGCGGGTGATGCTCAACTCGCTGCGAATGGGCCGGTCTTCACCGCCCGTGGTTTGCTGACCCTTTGCGCTCAGCGCCGCGAAGGCCTCGACGCTGAACTGGTCTGCCGTCTTGCCGTCGGAGATTGCTTTGCGGACAAAGTCGTCTCCGAGGATGGATTTGAAGCGAGTGGCGCGGTGTTCAATTTCAACGATGCGCTCGCGCTCCAGTTTCACTGCCTCGCCGCGCGCTGCGACGAGTGCCTGTTCGTTCACACGGGCCTCTGCGCCCGCCGTCTGTGTAGTGCTTTCTGCCATGGCAGGTTTCTCCTTATGTGGGCTTGAGGCCCGTGCTGCTTGCCCGTCGGTCTTTGTGGACAAAGGCTCGGCGGACAAAAACGTTGTGTTGAAATCGGCGGGGACTGGGACGACGGATATTTCGAACGGCTCCCAATCGGTCGCCGTGAACATGCCGATCTCGTTCGGGTTGCCGTATGGCGGCTTGCCTTCCGTCTGAGCCTGTACCGTCGTTTTCTCGCGGTTGTAAATCCACGCTCCGAAGCTCAGGTTCTGCACGATCCCGCTCGACACCTTGCGGAACAACTCAGCGCCGTCTTCGTCGCCCAGATCGAACTTGAGGGTGGCCATCCCGTTCGTGCCGTCGGCCCACGCTTTGTTCACGACGCCGACCTGCGCTTTGGTGCCTGCCTTCCCGGCAACCACGGACTTGTAATCGTCGCCGGTGAAATGGGTATCGAAGACGGGTGCGCCCGCGTTCAGGCGGTCGAGGCGCGCTCCGCCCATGTCGAGCGTGAGCATGTACGGATCGCCGGTGTCGGGGTCTTTCCTCGGAACCTGCGCGCCCGTGTACCAGACGACGTCAATCGTGCCGTCCTTCTCATTGGCCGTGCTGGCGACGGGCTTTGCATCGGAGGCGGCGAAAAACTCAAGCGCCTGATTTGCTTTCATGGGTTGAACCTCTTTTCCTGCTGGCGGTGAATTAGGACCGAAAGATTCGTGAGGGCGAATCCCAGGACCGCGAAGCGGGCGTTCCCGAGAACAACTCAGCGATGGCTTCTGCATCGGCATTCGAAGCGGCGGGTACCTTCGTGCCAGCGACGGTGGGCTTCGAACTCGGTGTGCGCTCGTCGCTTGCGGCAGGCTGTTCCTGGCCGCGATCCGTCACGTTTCGCGGGTCGCAGTCCAGAATGATTTCGAGCTTGTCGAGAATCTTGTTGACGCGCGCGATCTTCTGCAACCGCTCTTCCGGGTCGTAGCCGTTGCGCGAGATCGCCTCGAACAGATCGAGCGTCCCGGTACGGATCATCTTCAGTTCCGCGGCCGCGTCCTTCACCGGATCGACGCTCTCGAACTTCGGCGCGGTCCACTGCACTGCATGGACAGCGATCTTCGGATCGTCGAGCGCCTTCTGCGGAATCTTTCCCTGAAGGATCAACGTGTCCACGAAGCGACGCCACACGGGCATGCAGAACAGCGGGATCAGTGTGAGCCAGCGGTAAGCCTCCACCGTATTGCGGAACCCCAGCATGCCGCCGCGCCACGAGGAGTAATTTACCTGCGACATATCGCCGGTGCCGAGCTCGTACGGCAGACCGATGCCAGCCATGATTCCCTGCAACTCGGTCATCTTGTACTCGCGGTAGCCGCCCGCCGCCGGAGGATTGTTGAACTTGATCTCCTGTCCCGGTTTCAGGTACTCGACCATCCCCGGCTGAAAGGTTTCGACCGGCGCTCTCGTGACCGGGTCGGTGCCGGAGATGCCGAGCGGATCGCCCTCGATACCTTCCGGTTGCTGCACGAACGCGGTGACGCAGGCCTCCACCTTCTTGCGCACCCGTTCCGCGTCGCAGTAATCGTCGAGGTCTCGGAGCGCCATCATCACTGGCGAGAGCCACGGCACCCCTCGCACCTGGCCGGACCGGAGCACGCGATAGACGTGCATGATCTGATCGGCCGGCACGGGCTGGCTGATGATTCCGCCGCGCGGATTCAGGATCAGCACGCCACCCGGGTGATAACTGAACAGCCAATAGGCGGCGCGGCGGCCCATCTCGTCGAACTGCACGCCCTCCATCACATGGCCGTTGACCAAGCCCATCGTTCGGGACTGGTCTAAGAAGTCTGCCTCCAGCATTTGAAGCTGAAGAGGCACGCGCAGATTAGAAGAGGTCAGACGAGGGCGAAACCGCACAAGCGCTTCGCCGCTTTCCGCCATTGTGCGAACGGCCAGCGTTTGCATCCCAAAGAAGTCCAGGCGCTGCGGCGTGTCGCAGGCATCCGCGAAGAAAGGCCACTCGGCGTCGATGATCTTGTCGATTGCAGCATTGCCTGTCTTCGCCTTCGGAACGATCCCGGTCCCGACTACATTTCCTGCCAACTCTTCAATCGCGCGCGCCGCATACGGATTGTTTCGGATCAGATCGCGGCTCCGGTTGCGAAGCCAGATGAGCGATCCCATCAACTCGACGTTGGCGTCTGTCGAGGCGGCGTACCAGCCATAGGCGCGCCGCCCTGCGGTCGCTCCGTCGTAGCTGAAACGCTGTGCGTGGCGATCCAGATAGTCCTGGGTCAGTTCCAGCGCCACGCGGCTCCGCACCCGTTGCAGCGCGCGCTGCGGCGCAACAACGCCGATGGCTTTGTCGAGAAAATTCATTCAGGCTGCCGCTTACCAGCGGTCGTATAGCGATGGACCACCCGGACCGTCTCCGCGTTTGTGCTGCGCGAGCGTCGTGCGGCTCCCGCTCTTGCCGCTGGCCTGGCGGATGTCCTCTTCGATCTCGGCCTTCGCCTTGCGGAGTTCGTCAACGGATCGGTACGTGACCTCGCGCCCGTCCGGGAACCGGACCCGCAACGTGGGATTCCCGAGGGCCTGGTTGATCGCGTCCAGATTCGCCTGCAACTGTAAAACCGTCAAAGCCATCTCATCTGCCTCCAAACCAATTGCGGCGCGGTATCCATTGCTCCGCGCGCTCGAACGGCGCAGGGATGCGCACTTCGGTTTCCTGCGGTTCCGGTGGCTCTGGGTGCGGAACATTCGCCGCGACCACCGTCGGCGGAATCGCCTGCGCTCCCTTGCGCCGCGAGCCAGCCATCTTCGCGAAGCGGTCGCAGTGGACGCCCAGCTTCAAACCGCTGGCATAGAGCGCCTGCAACGCGGCGTAGGCGTACACGCGGCAATCGAGCGCTTCGTTCCGCGCGGCAGGAGGCTTCCGCCATTCCTGCTTCGGATAGCCGTTGTGATAGCGCGTGAACTTCCGCTCGGCGGTGAGTTGATCGAAATACTCCTGATCGCGTCCAATCGGGAAGTGGCAGTATCCCGGCCCGACCTCGCCGATCTTCAGCCGGTCGTAGAGCGCCGTCTTCGCTGCATCCACACCGACCATGAAGAATGGCGTCTGGTTCTTCCGGCTCGGCTTGCGCGGCCAGATCGGAGACTCGCCCGCGCGGCCCTTCACCGCGTACACGCGGCGCGCATAGCGGTCGCGCGTGAACCGCAGCACCGTCGCATCCTTGAACCCGCAATCGATGCACGCGGCCACAATCCGAAGCGTCTGACCGGAGTCGTGCAGATGCTCGGCAAGGAGCAGTCCTTCGAGGTGATCCCATACCTCGTTGCGCATGACGTCGCCGGGGATCACATGGTGCGCAATCGACCAGGACTCCTCGTCGCGGCCCCAGCCCACGATCTCGACTTCGAGGCGGTCGGCCTGCACATCGACGCCCGCCGTGATGAGCGCGACGCCGTCGGGCGCCTCCGCTTCAAATGGCTCGCAGCGATTCCACAACGCCCGCGCGTCGGTCGGCACCTCGTGATTCTCTTCCCACAGTTCCGCGAGGACTGTGTTCATGAACGCCTTGAGGGTCTCGGGCGACTTCTTCGCCGCGACGAACTCGGTAGCAATCGAACCCCACGGGCGTTTCAGCGAGATCAACTGCGAGATGCGGAAGCCCGGAATCTGTGAGGCAGGGTTCTGCGCGCGATACTCGCCACGCTCGACCATCCACGCTTTCTGGTGAGGAGGAATCAACTCGCGGCAACCGGCGCAACGGTACATCGCTTCGTCGGGCAAGTCCTCGGGCCACACCAGACCGGGTCCCGTTCCATCGCCCAGCACGAGCACCTGGTAGTGACCGCACTTCGGGCACGGCACGAAGAAATCGCGCTGGTCGCTTTCTTTCCATGCCATCTCGATCCGGCTGATGCCTTTGACCGTCGGCGTCGAAGCCATGACGATCTTCGTGTTGTGCTGGAACTCCGCCGTGCGCTGGATCGCAAGCGAAACCGGGTCGCCTTCCGTGCCTGCGCTCGCCGGGTACCGGTCCACCTCATCGAGCAGCGCATAGCGGATCGGCCGCATCGCCAGACCCGACGGCGAGATCGCTCCGGTGAACGTGATGTGTCCCGCGCCGTTGACGAACACCTTGTGCAGCGTCGTGTTGTTCGAGTCGCGCGATTTGACGGGCGCGATCTTCCCGCGCAGAGCAGGCGTGCTCCGAAACATAGGAGCCACGCGATCCTTCGAGAGCGCCTTGGCATCCTCGGTGCGCGGCTCGACCACCAGCACCGGCCCCGGATCGACATCGGCGATGAAGCCGAGGAAGTTCAGCAGGACCTCAGTCTTCATCATCTGCGCCGCCGACAGCAAGACCACCTGACGGCAGGGGTGGCCGGGGCTGAGCACATCCATCGGTTCACGCTGATAGGAG